AGGTAGGGCTAGTGCTGCTGCTTCTGCATCAAAGTCCAATACCATGCGGCGGTTTTCGCGTGGGCATAGCTGCTTGTTCAAAACCTTACGTGCATCAGTAGCGGCTGCCACTGCTGAACCGAAAGGGGTTGTACCGGCAGTACCTACGAAACCGTAAACGCCTGTGTAAGCATTTTGTACTGATACGTTAATGCTGTTGGCCAAAGCACGTACTGCCTCAGACATTTGCATTGGAACGAAATGCTCGTTGCGGTCAACTTCCAGTACATCCTTATCGTTAAGGTGGAAGCCAACTTTTTTCCAGTTGTTAAGCTGGATTTGCACTTTTGAAGGTGCTGAATCCGCTGGGGCTGGGGGAGTGTTGGATGGTGTTACATCCGAAACTGATAAGCCACTGGGAATTGGAACATCGATTGTGTCGCCCTTTTGCGCTGCCTCACGGGAATAATCACCGTTAACGAGACGAGGCATAATCGCTTGCTCACGTAGTGCCAACAGGCCGCGTGCAAGGATTTTGGGCAGAATTGCTGAATTGTTATTAGCCATTTTGCTTTCCTCAAATTAAAAATTAGTTAGTGAATATTCCTGCTACGCCGTAGTAGGGGCGAATGCTCCGCATTCAATTTGTTACAGAGACTTTCCCCGAAGCTATGCTTTCAAGGTTGTCGCTTAATGCGTCAGTGTCGTAAACACTTACGCGGCGAGACGCGGAACCACGCCCACCTAATGCACCACTTCCCTCACTTGCCTTAAACAAATGGGGTGCCTCATCTGACAATCCCTCGTACCACTCGTCTATGCTGATTGGCGTACTGCCATTCTTGCCATAAACGGGTTGGTCGCCTCTTACAGCCACTAGGCTGTCATCTTCGGCTTTGTGCCAAACTGCGCGTGCGCGGTTTAGTACATCGGGGATGGCCTCACTTCTGACTCCGGCCTTAGCTGCTGCATCTGCTAACGTACGCTCTACAATGAGCGTGTCGTAATTTGCCCGATACTTGTCTGCTGCTTGCGTTGTTTCTTCTAGCTTGCTTTGCAGTTGGTTCATGTTCTGTTCAAACTGCGACTGCATGCGTTCAACGCGGGTATTTACAAGTTCGTCTACCTTGCCTGCATCAATCAGTTCTTGGTCTGCGACCTTTTGCTGTTGTGCCTTCAAAGCTTTGTATTCATCAACATCCACAGCGCCCATTTGCTTTTCTAAACCGGCTAACTGCTTCTGTAGGTTGATATTGTTTTGCCTAAACTCAGACACAACGTTTTTATCAACCATCCCATCAACGGCTAATACATACTCGCCGTCTTGCTCAGTGTAGTAATCTTCAAGCCCCGCTGGGATTTGATCATCTGAGGTGTACTTTGCTTTTAACGCCATTTGGAAATCCTCCGGTATTCCGTGGCCACCATGCACCGCATGACAGCAAGGCCGTTAATGGGCCTATGGCACTATTTTTATGCTATTAACGCATAACGTCAACCAATTTAAGCCAGTTTATAATCCCTGCGACTAAGATAATTGCCAGACAGTGCCAATGGCACTATAATAGGGTAGGGTGCAGGGATAAATGCCCCCAAACCAACGTACCGAATGGAGTAGTAACCAATGTGGATTTTTATGAGCGACAGTGCACTAAGCATTGTTAAATTTGAAAGCAAAAATAATGACGCGCTTGGCGATGTGCTGCTTGTACGCAGCCGTGCAAAGGGTGATGTTGAAAAGTTTTTACGGTTGGGTATTAGTGACCGTGCTTTGGGGTACCAGAAAACACTTGCTGTTGATGATATGCCCCAAGCCGACTACCGCTACCGAACCACAGCCCCACGCTGGCTGGTTAGCGAATGCATGGCGCAGTACATTGCTGCGCTGGATTACCCTAACTTTAAAAATAGCGTTGATGATGACGTTAGGCACACGGCTTATACCGATGTATGGCAGGCCATGTACCGGCAGTACGGTGGCTACAACCAAGCAGGCGCTATGCGTACCCCCCAAAGCATGTACCAGTTTGGGATTACCAACCCAGATGACTTCCAAGATGAAGATGGGGAATGGCTCGTATAAATGGGCTTTGAGATATTTCACCGCTATTACAGCGATGCGCTAGATAGCTGTGAACTATTCGCCAGTTATGGTGCGTTGTGCACAAACCCCCAACTGTGTTCACGCACCCATTTCTGGGTTATATGGGTAGAGTGCCCCGACTTTATACCCGATGAAATAAAAGACATGGTTACTTGGCACTAATCAAATTCATGCTTAGCTAGCACTTCCTCGGCCTTATCCATTAGCCCATCAAAATCTACCTTATTTTCTGTTTCGTACCTAAGCACCCTTATTGCCGCCATGGCTGCATCGTTATCTGCATCCTTAGTGTTGCTTATGTAGCGCAGCGTCCAAGGGCCAACTTTCCACTGGCTGCCATTTTTCTGGGAACGCCTTACTGGTCTTGGTATAAACGTGCAGCTAGTGTACGCCTCACCATCTGGCCAGTTTTGGAAGCCAATAAACGTGCGGTCTTTGCTTGTAGCTAAATATGCAACCAATCGCGTTTCACCATCATCGCGCTCACACAACAATAGCCTGCGTTCAATAAACTCAAGTAAACGCCTGTCTATCCCCTTACGTTGATTAGCCATTATATGCCGCTCCTATCCACAATAACTTCATCCAGTTTTCGCCCATCAGGCCACTTTGTATAGCCCGCGTCCTTAAACATTTTAATAATGCGCTGAGGCTCGTCCGTAACAAGGAGGTCAACATCCTCAAAGATACTAAGGCTGTTTTTAAATATTGTTTCGTTACTGCTCGTTCTGGCAAAATCCTTAAAATTACGCACAGATACGCCGCGATTTTCAGCAACAAAATTACCCCGCGTCCGACCATACATGTCACTGTCGTAACTAATTGCGTCTAGCCGCCGTAAAAGGCTAGGCTTAAAGTAAATGCCTTCACGCAAACCATTGTCTATGTTTCTTATGCGCGTAAATACATAGGCTGCACCGCCAGAAATTTGATCTTGTTCTGGGCTTGCACCACTTGGCCTCAAACCCCTACGCACTTTATCCGTAGTTGGGGCCATAGCGCCGCCGCCTTCCAGAATATTCTCAAGCGCCTCCTTCATATAACCACCACCATAGGTAAAGTCGTGGTATAAGCGGTGGTTTTCGGCAAACTTGTCCCACTCTTTGCCATACAAGTCTGGCCTTTGCTGTACGTGCCTGCCATTACCCCAATATTCCCATGCACCGCTAGGGCTATACATTGGTGTCTGGGCAATATCATCTACACCCATGACCTTACTAGCTGCTGTGCGAAGCACATCTGCTCGCTGATCGAATGGCAAATCAGATGCATCCTCCAACGCTTCACGCGCAATATCCCGCATAGTGCTATTTTTGGCTGAATGTAGGTACAGGAACCGACTTAAATAAAGCACTTCTTGCTGCACTGGTGTTGATTGCGCTACATCGAAACCAAGCTCCACTAGCTTGGCCATCGCACGGTCAAAGTCCTCTATGCTGCTGCCGGTAAACCTTACATCCACTTGGCCCTGCCACGCACGGTTGGCACTGTCAGGCAGGTAGTTAACTTCAATAAAGTCATCCTTGTACTGTAGTGATTTGCCATCAGTGCCTGTAGCCAGCCCCCTCATTTGGTCGTCTGCATCGTAGGTTAAGTTGCCCTTATTGGTGCTACCTTGGCGTGGCCTATACTTACCAACCTTCCACAAGCTTTCCGGTTTAGCGGCATCTTTTATAATGCGATCAGGGAGAACTAATGCCCCCCGCTTAAAAAACGCAGTGGTGTGGGGTGCCCATACAACTTTTTCACCTACAAGAGTTTGGGCAAAAGTCATGTCTAAATCATCCACCCATGCGCTGTAGGTTTCTTGAAAACGTGTAAGCAATGCTTCTGGGTAATCGTTATTTCTTACGTACACTTTGATTTCGCCAAGCTTTTCTTTGTATAAATCTTTTAGTGCACTGAACCGCTGCGTGTCCTTTAACCGTAACACCTCGCCCTTAGAAGCTAACGCACCCAAGCCGCGCAGTATTTCTTCCATGGCGCTGTCTAAGTCACCGAAGCTTATAAGGGGGCCAGTATCGCCACCCACCTCTGCTAGGTTTTTATACTGCTTGGTTAATGCAGCACTTGCCTTACCGCGCACCTTAAAAGAAATGCCACCGCCTGCTTTGCCGCCCTGCTCAAATGTCCACAGGTGCAGTTGCTGGTCTTCAATACTGTCCTTATCTGCTAGTATTGTGTAACCGTTTACACGGCCCTCAACTACCGCCTTATGCTGTGCAGGGGCTACCCCTACCGTTGGCACCTCCATGGGCTTTGCTTTAGCTGAAAGGGCATCTAGCTGCGCCTTATAACGCCTTGCCATGTAGTTCTTGCGCGCAATAAGCGTTTCAGCAATGTCATCAGCATCATCGCCCATTGCATCAACTACCATGCGGCGTATTGAAGCATCGTCTATTGCAACAATGCGTTGCACACCAATGGCTATTTGTTCATCTGTTAGCTGGCCAAACACCTCACTAGCATTAGCGTTCATGCGTGGGTCGCGCAGGGTATCCAGTTCGTCAACCACATCGCCAAATGCTTTGCGGCCACCTTGTGCACGCAAGAACAACGTACCGCCTGTATCAATACGTAGGGCAGTGCCATCAGCCAGCGCCTTAAGGTTTAATTCCTTGGCTGCACCGTTACCAATAACATCCCAGTTTGCCAGCCATGCATCGGCAGCAAACCCATCGGCTGCATCTTGCATATCAGCCATTTTGGCAACCGTTAAATCGTCAACGCTTTCTATCTTACTGGCTACGCCTAACTGGCCATCAACATTGCTATTGCCAATGCTGCCTTTTAATTTGATGGGTGTAATT